GTGCCGAAAAACTTGTCTGCGGTCATGCCGGCGGGGATCGCCGCGTCGCCGGCGAGCTGCCCGATTTTGGCGGCCGCGCTGAACAAGCCGCCACCGAAAGCGGTGGGGATACCGCCAAAGGCGCTCGCCGCCATATCCTCGGGCGTTGCTGGATGCAGCGAAGCGCGATTCGCCTGCGCTGCTTCCTGGCCCGGCGCGATGTCGAAAAAGCTCATTGCGGGATCTTGTCGGCCATCGACGTCCGCGGTCGCGGTGTGATGTCGAGCTCGATCGGGCGGCCGCGCGCGTCGTGCAACACCTTGCCGGCAGCCGTCAGTTGATAGGCGTCGCGGTTCGGCGACTGCGCGGGGATCAACCCCAACGAGTAGAGCGGCGGAATCTTGTAGCCTGCGCTCGCCGCCGCTTCGGTGTACCTGGCCGTGATGTCATCGACGAACCGCGCATCGTCCATGCCCCACGGCTTGATAACTTTGCCAGTGTCCGACGTCGTCAAGTCGTTTCCGCCCTTGCCGCCGTTCCAATCGTAGACGCCGCCCGTCGCGACGAGGGCGGCCTGCTTCGCCGCCTCGGTGTTCACGTTGCCGCTAATGTCGCCGAGCTCCGCAAGCTTGCCGGCGTAATACGTGCGATAGAGCTGGTACGCCGCGGCCTCGCCCTGCTCGTTGCCGCGGAAAGCGTTGCCGACGGTGTTGCGCCACTCGCGCCGCAGATCCTCCTCCTTGGGGAGTGTGAGCGGGCGACCTGGCTTGCCGTCCTCCCCTTTCTGTCCCTTGGTCGGGTTGAGCACGGCCTCTCCGCGCAGCATCGTCTCGCCGGCGGTCTGCGGTGTGATCGTGAGGCCATCGGAGAAGATTCCGCCGCCGTACTCGAGCGACGTGGTCTTGACGATGAGCCCGCCGACCGCGGCCGTGACCGGAGAATCGGGGCGAATGGCGCCGACGGTCGCGCGGTAGACGTTGTCATCGGTGAGCGACGTTCGCATTTGCGTCAGAAATTGCATCTGCGTCGACGGAGTCGAGCCGGTCCACTGTTGCCGCAACGCGGCCGCCTCGCCCTTCGTGAGCGCGTTGTAGTCGCCGGTGCCGTAGCTGTCGCGCATCTTGATCGCCACGCCCTGCCGGCTCTTGAGCTCACTCATTGCCGCCGGTCCATCGGTCCAGGTGATCGGCGCGACCTGCGCAATGCCCTGCTGACCAGCGGCCCAAATCGGATCGGCCTCGCGCTGCTTGGACACGGTCGCGAGCGCGTTGTCGACGATCTTCGCCGTGTGCGAGAGCGTGACCATATCGCCCGGTTGCAGTCCTGGCGCGTCGAGCTTCGCGTACGCGGCCGCGCGCGTCGCGTTCATTTGCTCCGGGGTCATGGTCTGCAGCGAGCCGACGATGGTGCCGGTTTGCTGGATCTCGAGCGCGGCGCGGTAGTGCTGCTCGCCGACGCTCTTGCCGTAGGCACCGACAAACTCCTCGAGCGCCGGGATGGTCGGCGTTTTCCCGAATTCCGCCGCGGTCGCCGCGTCGGCCATGACCACGCGAATGCGCGCTTGCGCCTGGCCCTGCAAGTGCTGGATCGCCGCGTCGGCGTGCGATTTCATTGCGACAATGTCGGAGACGCTCATGCGCGCCATCCACGCCGGCGCGTCCTTCGACAATTTCGGCGCGTTCGGCAGGTCGGTCGGCGGTTGCGACGGTGCGACGTCGACCATGGTGCTCGACATTGCCGCGGCGAGCTGCGTCGGCGTTTGCGCTGGCAAGCGGGCGCGCGTCTGTGCTATTTCCGTGTTGACTGCGGTGCGCTCCCGGTCGGTGATCCCGGGGGTTTTGAGCTCGTCCTGCAGCATGGAAATGCGCACGCGATCGCGCGCCGCTTGCTCCTCGGGCGTGACCTTGCCAGTGCCGCCGTAGACCGGCGCGGGCTCGGCGGTGTCCTCAACGCGGGAGATCGGGCTCACGGTCACGGTTGACGGGGGCACGATGCCGAGCGCGTCATTGGCGAGCCGCTGTGCGGAATACGGGTCGCGCAGCGTGAACCCGACCGCGGCCGCCTTGGTCAGCGCCGCGTCAGACTTCTCGCGCAGGTCGTCGCGGATCCGAAGCGGGAGCTTCGATGCCTCGATCTGCTTGTAGACCGCGTCGCGAATCGGCTCGTAGACGGTGTCGTCATTGGCGAGCACTTTGGCGAATTGCGTCGTCGAGTCCTGAACCTGCTGGCCCTTGTATTCGATCGCCTGCTGCGCCTGCCACGAGATTGATTTCTCGTACATATGCAACCCGAGGGTTGCCATGTTCGCGCGAAGGAATTGCTGCGCCTTTTGGTTGGTCGTGCTGCCAACGACGATCGCGGCGTGCTCGTCGAACTGCTGCATGAATTTCGGCGCGAACCCTTCGGGGTTGTCGCCCTGCGCGTCCTGCGCTTCTGCGAGCTGCTGGTAGGCCGATGCCGCTGCCCTGGCTGACGTGACGTGCGCCTCGGCGACCGCGTTCTCATCCTCGCGGTGGCGCTCGATCTGCTGCTGGCGCTGGATCGCGCTGCTGACATTGTCGAGCGCGCCACCGAATGACGCGACGGCGAGCCCGGTGTTGTCGAGCGGTGCGCGCGCGTCGCCGGGGCGCCGGCTGCCCGCGTTGGGGTCGACGCCGACGTTCGGCTCGTAAGTGGGTAGCCTGGCCATTTATCCGCCGCCTCCGAACGTAGAGCCGCCGCCCGAGCGCGCGCCCATGCCGCCGTAGTAGCTGGCTGCGCTGTTGACGATCCCGGTCGCCGCGCCCCAATAACCGGCCGTGCGCGCAGCGCCGGCGCCAGCGTGCGACAAAGACGCCTGGTATCGTTCCTGCTCGGCCGCGACCTTGAACCCGCGCGCGCGCAAATCAGTGTTGTAGATCGTGCTCAACGAATCGAGCTCGGCATTGGTCGCCGACTGCTTGGCGATCGCGAGCGCCGATCCGCTCGTAATGTCGAAACCGGATTCAGCCAGGGCCGCGGCTTGTTCGCCGAGGATCCCGCCCGCGCGCCGGCGCACCGCGGCCTCTTGCGCCGTGCCCTGCTGCCAGGCAACGACGGCATTCTGTTCGGCGAGCTGCGCGTTGTAGTCAGCCTGCGCGCCCTGCTGATTGAGCTGCGCCGCGCGCGCGTTGCCCTCCTGCACCGAGCCGATCGCTTTGGTAGCAGCGGCAGCGATGGTGACGCCGACAGCGATCCAAGACACGTTAGCCCTCCACCAGTTTCGGCGTGCGAAATGCGAGATATTCGTCGTGGTCCTTGGCGATGAGCTGCGCCTCGAGCCGCGAGAGGTCGGTTTCGTGAGTGCCGTGGATGGTCGTCCAAGTCGTGTCCTCGTGCGCCCATCCGACGCGCTTGGTTCCCGGCGGCGAGATCATCGTGAACGGCGCGCGGATCTCTTTCATGCCGTCCTCGGTGAGCACTGTTATGTGCCCCTGGCTGATGATGTTGATGTGCTCGTGCTTGTGAATTTTCCCGGTGACGACGGAGCCCGCCGGAATCGTGATCTCGCGCGCGTAGACGCCGTCCGCGAACCAATGGCGCACGGGGATCTCGATTTGCGGCATCGTCCGCATTTCGTCCTCGAGCCGCTGGATCTGGTCGCGCATCGCCGGGGCGTTCATTTCACCCTCGAGTACAAGTGCGCCTGGCTGCCGTCTGGGAAATAGGAGCGCAGGATGCCCTCGAAGCTGAACCCCAGGCGCAGCGCCCACTCGTCCGCTCGCGGGAAACGGATGTCGGCCACCAGCTCGATGCGACGGAAATGCGAGCTCTCGACAACGCCCTTGACCACGCGATGCACAAAGGGCAGTTTCGCCGCGTTGCTTCGGTTGAGCAGCGTCCACGCGATCGCGCGTCCCTCGCACATATCGACAATCCCGCCCACGCACCAAACGCCGTCATCGTCGACGGCCGCGTAAGCGCCCTCACGGATGAGCTCGACGACGTTCGGCAACGATGCGAGCTCGGCCGGGTGAACGGCGAGGAAATGCTCGACGGTGGCGGGAACGATCTGCATTTCAATTCGTGTTGAAGTCGATCCGGCGCCCGGTGCCGCAGTCAGCGCGCGGGCAAGTATTCACGCCCGGCCAGCTACCGGCTGACGGCAGGCGATTCACGATCGTCACCCAATAGTCAGTGTTCGGCTGGATGGTGACTGAATAACCTGGCGTCGGCGTGCCGACCGACATCTTGATCGACGGCGTTTGACTCGCCACCGCAAACAGGATCGGCGGCGCGGGCGGGTACTGACGCGCGACGTTGCACCCCTGCGCAGGCGATAGGCTTGCAACGACGACGTTGTAATTCGGCCCGCTCGTGTTGCCGAGATTGAAGGATGCCTTGTCACCCAACCCGCCGCTGCGGAAGTGAATCACTAGCGCCGAGGTCGGTCCGAAGTAGCCAAGCGCCTGATTCACGTTGGAGGATGTCGGCCATTGCGTCTCCATCGGTGACACGCTGAAACCGTCGCAACCCGTCGTGTAGATCGGCGGCGGGATAACCGGCGGCGCCGGCGGCGGTGGCGGGACGCCTGGATCGCTGCAGGCAATCGTCAATTGCGTCCCGGTGTTGCTGATAACGGTCAGATTCGGGCACGCCTTGACGGCGATGTCGGCCGCGCCGGCGATGCCAGCGACGAACCAAAGCAGAATGGCGAGACGTTTCATGCGGTCCCCTTGTTGGCGAGCTGTGCGATGGTCGCGTCCTTCGCCGCGCTGTTGCGCGACGAGCCGAGATAAAAGCCGAGGACCGCGGTGAGCGCGCCGCCGACGATTGCGCCGATGACGAACGCCTGCATATCGGTCGAGAAGCTGCCACGGAAAAGCACGGCGTACACGACGAGGTACACCAGGATCATCACCATCACGGCAATGAGGAAGGTCGGATTCCCCCAAATCGGGCCGCTGTCCTGTTGCTGAATCCCGCGCGTGGCCGCCGCGTTGCGTGACGTCTCGGCGTCGAGGAAGGCGCTGCGGTCGTACTCGTTCAAGCGATCGAGCACGGGGAGGAGTTTATTGAGCTCGTCGGCAACGCTCGGGCTCGCGAGCACGGCCTGTGCAGCCATCGCGGCGACCTTCGGGTCGGACTGCGCCAGCTCTACCGCTTGCTGTGTGTTGACCGCGCCCGGGACTGCCTTCGTGAACGTGTCGATGATCGACGACACGAGCGGGATGTAGTCGGATGCGTGCGGCGAGCCGCCGGCGGCGCCGGTGGTCGGGACCGCGTTGACGACGCCCTGCAGGCCCGGGATCTTAAAGAGCTGCGGGATGAGCTGCATTATCATCGGCAGGAAGATTGCGGCGGCGCCCATGGGTTTCTCCGGTTGTGCTGGTAGCGTTGTCGAGCGGTCCTCGATCGGCGCGGCGGGTTGTGTTTGGCCGGCGAGCGTGCCGCCGTATTGTTGGAATACCAGCGCCGCCTTGGCGAGCGTATAGCGGCCGCTGTTCTCGTTGGCGCCTGGCAGCGATGTCCACTCGTTGCGGCACTTGAATATGGCGATCTCGAGCCGGCCGGCCTCAACGTCCTCGAGCGCGCCGCGCTGCTTGATGAGCCAGAGCGCGCACTCCCCTTGCGATTCGGGGGAGAAGTCGCGCGGGCCCACCGCAGCGGTGAATCGGTCCCACGTCGTTTCGGTGATCTGGAATGCGCCGGCCGCGCTGGTCGTGCTCATCGGTGGCGCGCTGCGCCAATTCTCAACGAGCTTGTGCGTGTCGCGATCGAAGTGAATGCGGGGATGGTCGGCCGTGCTTTGGAACGTCGAGCCGTAGACGATCAGATAAAACGCGCGCGCGTCCTGCGAGGACTCACCTTCGCGAATGACTCGCAGGAACGCGGCGCTATTGGGTGACACGTCGGCCGATCCTTAGTCGGTGGTGTCGGGGTCGGGGTTGGCCGCGACCGCATCGGAGAGCGGAGTGTCGGACGCCAGGATGCGATCGGTGAAGGCCGTGAGCACGGCCGGGTTGGTGGCGTTCGCCGCGACATACTTGGCGAACTCTTGGATCAGCACCTTCGCCGAGGCTTTCACGCCCTCGGTTTGTGTGACCGCTGCTTCCATTGCTGCTACTGCATCGCTTGCTGCTGACATGGTTGAATCTCCTTAGGGGATTGAACGCAAAGCGGGCTCACGCCCTCCGTGCTCTTGGGTTAATCGGTTGTGTCGGGGTCGGGATAGGCGTCGAGCGTCGCTTGCAGATCTACGTTGCTCGCGGCGAGACGAACCGCCAGAGCTTTCACCTTGGGAACGATGCTGCGTTCGGCGGCGATGTCCTGCAGAAGTTTGAGCAGGCCGGGCTCGAGGGAAATGCGAATTTCGACGGTCTTGGGCATGATGATCCAGGGCACGATTCTCTCCTTTTAGATCCCGCAAAAAAGTTTCCAGGCGTGAAGGTTGCAACCCCATTGCCACGCGGCGACGGCGCCGGCGAGCGTGCCGACGATCGCTATAGTCGCAATCGCCTTGGTTCCAAGCCATGCGACGAAATCGCTAACGTGACCGACGAACCGCGTCCCCTTCTGAATGTTGAGGTAGGCGTCGAGGACCGGCTGCAGCTCGTCGCGCCAGTTGCCGGTTGTCTCGATGTGCTCCTTCTGCCTTTCGGCGATGGTGGTGACGCGCGTAACCAGGCCGCTCATCGTGCTGTCCTGCGTGTTGAGCCGCGCATCCATGTGCTCGCGCAGCGAATCAAGCCGCTTGCCTAACACGTCCTCCCTCCTGCGTTCGATCGTTTCGTCGCTATCGGTCAACGTGAGTCCTCAACGGTGAGCTTCGGGTAAACCGCTGAAACCGTGTGCGGCAAGGGCTGGTCCTGCTCGAAATAGATCGTCGGCTCGTCAACGAACGCGAGCGTGGGCTCGACGTAGAAATTTCCGCTTTGCAGCGGGACCGGGTCATTCATGCCCATGTCCTGCCGGCGCATTTCCTCGCGGTCGATCGTCGGATCCGTCGGCGTGATCGCGTAGCGGAAGCCGACCGAATTGAGCACGCGCACGACGAACGCGAACACCTTGGAAATCTTCCCCTGCGGTGCGCCGGTCGCGCTGCTTCCCTGCAGCGGCAACGAGTGATAACGCGACACGGGCCGGAAACCTATGCGGCCTTGTCGAATGTCGGCCGTGGGCTCGATCGCCATGCCGGCCGCGGTGACGACTGTGTCGGGCAGCACGCAGCCGTTGAGCAGTCCCGCCACTGTCGAGCCGACCGGGAACTGCACTGTTGGAAGCACGATATTGGTCGCGCCCGAGGCAACGTTCACGGGCTGCGAGCAGTCGAGATAATTCGCGTTCAGCGTGTCAGGTATGTCGTGCGTGTACCACTGACCGGAGAAAATGAGATCCTGCGCCGGCCCGATGAGCTCGATGGTCGTCGCGGAGGCTGCAGGCGCTTCCTGGCGCCGAACAATCATCCACAGATCATCGTTCACGCCGTCGGGTGACTTCACCGTCGCCATTGCCGACACCAGCGGCCCATCGGGGAAAAAGAAACGATTGCCGCCGAGGAAGTGCCGCGCCCATCCGTAGACCTTTTGCTTGCGGTCATAGGTCAGACTGAACAGGCGCCCCGTGTTCGCCGCGGCCCAAAGCACCGACTCCGGTTGCCGCTGGTGCACGATCGACAGATAACCGCCCGGCGGCGCCAGGTGCTCGGCCAGCATCGACAGATCGTCGGACTGCCAGGCGTCATTCGTGAAATCGTACGAGAGCTCGCGCACGCGCTTTCCGCCGCGCTGCAGGTAGAGGAGCGAGTTATCGACGCGAATTGGCAGGCCCGCGCGCGAGCCGTAGCCGGTGTGCGGCACCGCCTGGGCATTACCAGGCCCGAACGGCTCCGCGGTCGCCTGGGGCCCGATTGCCCACTCGCCGCTTGCGGTTCCAGCGAGCAGCACGCCGCCGCCTGCAGCCAGCCAGAGCACGCGATCGTTGCGCACGCCGGCGAGCGTCCCGGTGTACGCGAGATCGCGCTGCGGTTCGCCGCCAAAGGTCGCGGTGAAATTCTCGAAATCGCCGGCAACGCTCGTCCAGATCGTGTTATCCCGAGCGAAGCACAGGCGCTCGCGAAAGAACGCGACCGACGAGGGAAACCCCGCGGCCAGGGTCCACGCCTGGCGCGCCCACCGCGTCGTGGCGTCGGTGACAAGCGAGCCCGGGAGCTCGAGCGCGATGGTCGCGATAACGGTCGTGCTGTTGGTGAATGCGGTGATCGCCGCCACGCCGTAGCCGTCGTCCGTGAAGCGCCAATGGACGCCGGTATCACCGTCAGCGCGCGAGCCGACCACGTGCGAAGGCGGGAAGGTGCCGGTCGTTGCGGTGCTCAACGCAATGTAGTTGTGCCCGTTGGAGCGACGGCGATCGCCAATCGTGACCGCCTTGCCGGCCTCCCATTGCTTGATGACGTCGGCCTTTAGCTGCTCCAAGTAGAAATAGAGGGCGACGTCGGACGGGGCGAACAGCGGCGCCGACGCGGTCAGCGTGACGCCGACGCCGGTGGTAGCACTCGCCGAGACGGTAATCGTCTCCAATGGATTCACGTCGTTGAATGGCGTGGGGATGTTGTTGCCGTCTCCCATGTACGCGAACGCGAATTTGTACTGCGCGATGCGCGTGAGCTTCACGACCAGCGAATTCTTGCAGGCGATCCACATGACGTCGTTCGATTGCGCCCATTGCAGGCCGAGCCCGTCCGGTGAGGCGTGCTCGTCCTTGACCAATAGGTCCGACGTCTGCCACGGGGTTGCGAGCTCCGCGGGTGCGCCAACAAAAAACGGCGACCAGGATCCGGCGTTGTCGACGATCTGCCGGCGCGTCGCCGCGTCCCAAAAGCGCATGTACCCGCCGCCGACCTCGAGAATGAACTCGTTGGCCGTGCTCGCCGCGAACGGGATCAAGATGACGGTGCCGCCCTGCTTCGTCGCGCCGATGTACTGCGTTCCCAAGCGCCGGCGTAGCGGCCCTTGCACAGTCGGGATGTAGTTTTCGCAGAGCTGCGCCGATGAGGCGTATTTCTCGTAGTCGGTGCGCGCGTGCATCAACGGCGAGACTTCGCCCCCGTTGAAATTGACGAGCGCCGGATCGCCGCGGGCCACGTCAGATCCTCGACGCAATCCAAGCGTTGTCGGGCTGCGCCTCGGGCGGTGTTTCAAAGGCATTCATGCGGCTCGCCGTGCCGATGACGCCGACGTAATCGACCTCGATGCTCTGCTTTTTGCTGCTGCTCTCCGTGATCGCGTGACAGGTCACGGTCGCAAGACGGTGCGCGAATGCGCTCAAGAATGCCGCATCGAACTGCGAGGCGTCGGTCACGTCGGAGACGTAGCGAACGGGGAGCGGTGCGGCGAGGTTGCTGCGAATCTTCCGGCCCTCGATCTTGTACGTCGAAGTGTCCGAGCCGATGTAATCGTCCGTGACCAGGCCGACCCAAAACTCACTGACCTGGACGACGCGCAGGCAATCGACCGGGAGCTGGTATTCGAGGTTGAATCCCCACGTTGGCACGCTCACCAGCGCCGGCAACGAAGCGCGCACGATCGCGAAGGCCCAATTATTCGAGCGCAGCTCGGCCTTGCGCACGAGATCGTAATTCGCCTTCATTACGCGCGCGCGCTTGACCTGGTCGTCGAGCGACGTGATCGGGTCCGCACCCATGAGGGTGAGCGCGAGATTGGCGATGTCGACGGGTGCAGCCATTAGCGAGATCTCCGCGGGGTATAGGCCGTGGTCGCGCCACCGCCCGACGCGCTGCCGGTGAACTCGGTGCCGTCCGCACCAAAGCCGACGCCGGTGAGCACGTCAGCCTCGGCGGGGAGCACCAGGTCGCCATTGAATTCGATGCCGTCGGCGCCGTAGTTGACCCCGTCGCGCACGTCGTTCTCAAGCGGCAATGTGACGGTGCCGGTGAGGTTGTCGGTGGGTCCGTACACGACGCCGAACTCGACATCGTCCTCGGCCGGGAATGTGCCGCCGGCGCCGGCACCAGCGGGAACGGTCGGATCGCGCATGTAAATGATCGTCGCCACGATCGGCGTCACGTCCTGCCGCGTCAGTCCACCCAGGTCGGGCGCGCCCACTTTGTAGGCGACTAGCTGATAGTCGATATTGCGCAGGAGCATGGTGAAATTGCCGACGCCGTCGCTCACCGTTTCGGCGATGATCTTGGGCCCGGCCTCGACGTAGCGCCATCCGGATTGATACGCGATCACACGGCAATCGGGCACTGGAATGGATGTTTCGTCGACCGTGGTCCCGGTCAACAGGAACACCTGGTAGCTCTGCTGCGGAGGATAGAGCAGTTGAATCACGCGCCCGAAATTGTCGGGTAGCGTCGTTGACGTAATGACCTTGAGCAACCCGCTGTCCTTGACCTCGCGGCGCGGGTTGGCGATCAATGGCGTCGGCGCCGCAAGCGTGTTGTCACTCGACAGCACGCGGTCGAATGCCGGCGCGGAGGGCGATGGGAGCATTACATCCAGCCCGTACAGCTCGCCGTTGCTGTCCTGCGGGACCTGCGAGTAGAGCCACTGAATCGCCGGATCAATCAAAGGACTCGCCGGCTTGGCCGGGCCGATCGGCACCATGCCCACGCGCCCGTTGCTGGTTGCCATCGGGCCGATGCTTTCAGGTTTGGCGAAGTAGGGATTCCATCCGACCAGCGCGCGAGGCACCGCAAAGCCCGGCATCCTCGAAGTGACCCACTCCCCTTGCAGCACGTTCTCGCCGTGCCACGCCACGCCCAAGTCCTGCCACGGCTCGAATGCCGGCCCGAGCGGGAAATCGCCAATCGTCAGGTTTTGAATGACCTGATCCGAGGGCTCCGGGAATCGGTTGAAAATGACGCGCACGCGATCACGGCGTCAATTGTTCGATGAGGAACTGGTGCATGGTCATGGAGCCAGTTGCCACCGTTTGAGTGAATCGGAAATCGAGCGCGTTCGCGATGGTGGAGTCAAAGCCCGTGCCCACTACAGGCGGGGTGTTGAACGGCACCGATGCACCGCCCGGCCCTGGGCCCGTCGCCGGTAGCGCAGTCAGAATATTGGCCTCCGACCGCCACCAGCCTTGACCGAACAGCGTTGCACTGACGCCCGTGCCGACCGAGCGGCAGGTCAGCAACACGTCGAGCCACCACGACACGTTGGTCTTGGCGACGACGTTGAGCGGAATGGCCAGCGTATCGAACGCCGTCACCGCGCCCATGCGCAAATCGTAGCGCGCGGTCCCCGGCGTCGTGACTACGCACGAAATCCGACCGGATGCGCTGATTCGCCACTGGCGACCAATCTGCCAGTAGCCGGCAGGGATCGACGTCGGCACATAAGTCGGCACGCATGATGCTGCAGCCGCCGCGGTCAGCGTCGGGCCATCGGAGTAACTCGAGGCTATGACTTGGACGGCCATTACACGACCGCCGCAGCGATGCGTTCCGCGCGCTCGACAGCGGGCCCGAGCTCGGCGAGCCTGGCCGTCAGCTTCTCCACGCTGGCGCGCAAGGTTTCCTCTTGGGCCATCAATTCGACCATGCGCTCATCGTGAGCCGACTGAATGGCCTTGACGGACTCCGTTGCTTGGCGCTGTTTCTCGGCAGCGTCGGCGACGGTTTTCGTCGCGTCCTTCGTGGCCGTGGCACGAACCGCGGCCGCCTCATCGCGCAATGCCTTCGCCTCACCCTTGGCCGCTTCAACGTCGGCCGAAGCCTTGCCGAGCTCGGCCTTGGCCGCAGCGTTCGCTTTCTCGAGCTCGCCGCGAACGGTGTCCATGTTCGACAGCACCGCGAGCGCGTTGTCGGCCTCGCCGAACGCACGAAATACGCGCTGCATGTTGCCTATTTCGGCAATGGCTTGCTGCAAATTCGGTTTCGGCTTATCAGCCATCAACGCCCCCGTCGGATGTAAAGCGTTGCGACCAGCGCGGTCGTGCCGTCGCCCGCGGTCACGTTGGGACGGACATAGCGGCAGATCTCCGCGATCTGCTCGAGCGCGGCGGCCGTCTTGCTGATTGCCGTGGTCTGTGCGTCCGTCAACGTGTAATAGTTGCCGGCGACGTTCCCGCCTTGCAAGACGATCGTGCCGCCGGCTCCGAACGTGCCAGAAAATTCGATCGAGCCGTCGGCGAAATCAGCAAGCTCGACGGGCTCCCCGGTGTCCGCGTTCGCCAGCGGCGCCCAAACGTATTGCTCGACGTTGGTCGCCAGTTGCGTACGTACCGCCTTGATGACGGCCATGGCTTAGACCGGGGGCCAGGTGTCTTTCGTGATCGCGGCGATGATCGCCTCGAGCGCGCGCACCGTACGAATTTTGCTGTTGTTGGCCGCGTCATAGGTGACGCGAACCTCAACGGGATTGCCGGCCTGGCTCGCGGCGTTCTCGACAACGGCGCTGAATGTGTCGTTGCCGAATTGCGTTACCGAAAAGAAGCGGTCTGCCATGCTACCTCCATGCGAGTCGGGGGCCGAAGCCCCCGGATCGCGTTGTTACTACACGCAGTAAGTAGCCTGGATCGTCGCCTGCCCGGCCGCGGTCGCCGCCGCCGTGAGCGTCCCGCAGACATCGAAAAAGCATTGCGGGTCCGCGGTCAAACCGGCCGCTTGCCACAAAGGCTGCTCGATCAATGTCGGCGACAGCGTGGCCGCCTCGTTGGTTACGTCGGTCCACGGCGCCAGCGCCGCCGCCCACGTTTGCGCCGACGCGAAAAAGTCCACGTCGACGACGGCGCCGGTATCGGCTCGATACAAGCCAATGTCGGCAATGGCGCCCGTGGTCGCCGTGCAGCGCAAAAGGATCTGCGAAATTCTGGCGTTCGACGGGATGCGGCAGAACTTGTAAATCGACGCGATCGAATCGCCGTTCGCGATCTCGACCTTGCCAATCGCGGTTTCCAACATCGAGCGCGCTTGGCGTGCGACGGGCAGCGAGCCGCCCGGTGTGTCCATCAGCGTCAACGCCGCTGACTTGACAGTGACAACAGCCATGATCTTTCCTTTCGGTCAGTGTGTCAGGGGTTGATCGGTTAGCGCGCCCAAATCCGAACGACCTTCTTTTCCTCGAGGCGCGTCGCGTTGGCCATCATGTAGATGTAGACCTGCCACGGCTGGCCGGCGATGTCCTTGCGTTGCGAGACATCGGTGTTGACGTCGGCCCATACCGCCAGGTGCATCCCCGACTTGGCCCACATCGGGCACGAGCGCGATTGGCCCGCGGCGTCGTCCGTGCCCACGACCAGGCGCTCGGAGTGAATGAACTGCACGCCGAGGAACCGCTCGAGCCGACCCTCGCGCAGAACCGGCAGATTGCCCGGCCCGCCCATCGGGTTGTAATCCTGGCTCGTAATGGTGATCTCGTTGAGCAGCGACTCCTCCTCGATCGCGCTGATCGCGCAGAAAATCGGATCGTCGGGGTCGACCTCGCTGGCGCGCAGCAAGCGCACGCCGCGCTTCAACTTGTCGACGTTCATGTTCGACGCCGTGCCGCCCAGGTTGACGCTGACCGTGTTGCCGGCCAGGATCGGCGTGGACGTCGCACCCGTTTCGCCGGTCTGCGCGTTGGCCGTGAACGCGGCGATGATGAGATCGTCGAATTTCCGGTTGGCGCCCTGAATGGCGTTTGTCAGATACGAGCTCTGCGGGTCGGACAGGACCTTGAGCTTGTCAAAGGTGTCGACCAGTTGCGGCAGGTCGAACGCGAGCGGCGCGACCCAACGGCGATCGACCGCAGCATCGACGCGACCGATCGG